ATTGCTACAAGTGCACCTTCTACTGGTGCTGTAGCGAACTATAGTGACATCACATCTACCGCATCTGGCACAGCAGGAGATTTAGCGGGTACTGTAACAACAGCGGGTGCATTGACGGTGACAGCTGGTGGTTCGGGAACTGTAGCTACAGGTCAATTCGTAACCACATTGACTATAGATTAAGGTGTTTAAAAGAGGTATACATATAGTATATGCTATAGGTGTAGTATCTACTGCACCTTTATATGCTGTGCCCGTGGTGCCAAATTTTACACAGGGTAGTATGACCTCAGTGACGACCCAAACGGTCACCACAAATGAGACCATAAATTCGATGGATTATGCGACAGGCTGGACGTACTCAGTCAGTGGGCACGGGGTAGAACCCGAAGGAGGTTTCGTATCTCCTGACAACGTGACAACACAATCAAATACCGTAGACGGTGTGAATTCAACATGGACAGGTTTAGATTTATCAACCACAAACAAACCGAACTGGAAACAGACGGAGGCAGGAAACAACTTCAGTTTCTTAGAACACTATTCAGGACCAGGTCTTCAGACGCATACAATAATACAACGCGAAACAACCATACAAAGTGTCACAGAATCAACGTCAATATTCTCAAATTGATTTCTGCATTATCTTTATCTACGTGTCTACCTACGTATGCAACAGACGTAGGGGGCGTAAGTGCTACTGCAAATCCTGTAGCAAATTCTAGTGGTTCAGTCACCAATCAAGCTATACAAGTTTTACAAGGACCGTATATAACAAACACATATGGAGATGGCATACAGTGTCAAGGTGCTACCATGAACCTTACACCATACGTCACCAGAACGGGAACGTGGCAGGATCCTTACGAAGCTTTTTTCAATGATCCTGTCTACAACATGGCAGATAATAATGATGACAATATACCTGACAATCCTGGCGAGATATTATATTACGTTCCTACTAGGACAGGACAAAAATCTACACAGAATATAAATCTAGGTCTGTCTATGACCATCTCTATACCATTAGATAAGAAAGCAATGGAGCAATGTAAAGAATCTGTTGCTGCACACATTGCATATAGAGAACAACTACTAGCAAATAAAAGATTAGATTTTGAGATTGCGAGGTTAAAAAATTGTGGCGAACTCAAGAAGCAAGGCATAGTTTTCCATCCTAAGTCTCAGTATGCTGCAGTATGTGCAGATGTAATGCTTATAAATCCACCTGGTGTTTTACCACAACACACTCATACTATTCCTTCAAAGGAGGTAAACCCTTCGACTGACGGTACAAATTTGTCTTCGTCAACGAACGAGAAGGGATGGAAACCTTTCGCCCTAATTTCTTCTTTATGGAATCGGACGCCTTCTTTATCAGAGGTTTCAGTAACCTCAAAAGCAAATCAGCTAGAGGTTTTGCAAATAGGGCAGACGCAGTAGCAACTGCTGCGATGGTTGCGGTAGTCGTTACCACATTTGCAGTCGGTAAAAATTTCTCAGCAGCAGACGTAGGTTCATATAATACTACACAGACAGTCCCTTGGAGTTCATGACCCACAACTTTCTCATCACCACTGGTGGTTAGATCACCTACACGTGGTTGGTTGGGTGCAGGACACTCTGTGCTCGGTGTAACTCCACCTGTATCAGGAACATCTGGTGCATTTGGTGGATCTGGTGGTGGTTGTACAGCAGGAGGTGGTGTCTCTACATATATGTTTAAATCTTCTGGTGTGTAGTCCATGGAATCAAACGATGGCATGTTAGCATCACAAAGAACCCTAACATTAGAGGAATCTTCTTCCTTTAAGTTAGGGTTCTCTCTGTTCTCTGCAGCATCAGGATGAAACTCTACACAACCTGGCAAATCTACAACAGGACTTCCTATNTTTAAAATAAATGGCACTGTAGGTGCCATGGGAACTGTTGTAGTAATGTTTGGAATGTATATCTCGTTTATACCTATAGATCTTATTCCGACGTTAGGTATACTAATAACGTCATCCATACTATCTTAGTGTTTTTAAATAATCTAATATCTGCTCTCTAATATCCATCAACTCATCATAACATCCTTGGTTATGTGCACATGCTCGTAACTTATGGTTAGGTTCTAACACCGACTCTTGGAATAGAGTCAGTGCTCGATCACGTTTGATATCAGGAGTTTCCTTCATTAGAACGGTGATGATGGTAGAGAAGGTAAGGCAGGACCTGTGACGTCTGGTAAAGCATCTCCTGCAATACCACCTAGATCAGGCATGACTGCCTCTAGTATTTTTGACTTAGCACTATCAATGATAGCATCTTTTCTGATGAAGACGTATCCACCCAGTCCTACAACTGAAAGAGATACTACACCGCTGACGATAGCGATGCCATTTACAATTTTCTGTAACATAATTAGTTTTTACTTTTTGTCGCTGTTAGGCACGATTTGAACTGGTGCTTGCTCGATACGAATAGTTTGTGCAGGAGCAGTTTGTGATGCTGCAGCAATTAACTTTTCCATATCTCCTTTACTTACACCGCCACCGCCACCATTGACACCTCCTTTCTTGGACGTCTGGACGCCAAAAGTAGCTAGGACTCCTGTGAAGACCGAAGCTATGAAAGTTGGATCGAGATCTTGCTTAGGAATTTTAAGTGCAGATGGCAACTCAACATACGCTAATGTGAGTATCGCACCACTCCATACTAAAATACCAAGACGAACAAAAGTAGACAAGAGCATCATCTGCTCTTCTTTATCCTCTGCATGATCTTTAAGTTTACTAAAGAAACCTTTCTTTTCTGGTTCCTTCTTCAACTCTTCTTGTTTTTTATCAGTCATAGATCATATTAATCTATGATATATAGCAACCTTAGCACACTCAACTTATCATGTCAAGAACATCTTTACGTATTCCCTTGACACCTTCCCAATCTTCATTCAATCCTGCGTTGACATGTTNCATAACTTTAGATGTATCTCTTCCTAGTGCTTCTAACTTTTGCATGGTTCCAGATATTGATTCACCACCAAAGATAGAGTCATACTTGTCTGCAGTTTTATGATTAAAGTTTGACATCAACTTACTGTCAAAGTTGTATAACATGTTGAATATACCAGATGTCTGATGGTACACTTTACCATCCATGACTACTGATTGATTACCCCACTTGTTACTATTCTTTCCTTCTGTTGCTACAGTATTTGATGTATATTTTGTGATGTCATTAAGAGTAGATATTACCTTCAGTGGTTCTGCTACAAATATCAAAGTTTTCTCTACAGATTTAATGTTGACAACTGTGTCTGCTAGGTTCCATTGTGGAATGGTATCTGCACCAAACAGTTTAGTTGTATTGTAGTCACTCACATCATCATAAAACACGGTTGTCCCTGCAATTAATGCAACAGGCAACCGTGTTCTTTTTACAATCTCGTAATGTAGTTGTGACTTCTTAGTAGATCTAAGATGTTCTATTACTTTGTGGTCACCTTCTAGTGCCCACCTTTTGACAAAATTAAGTGCTTCTCTACCTATACAATGAACTGTTGCTCTGTCATCAGGAAAACCGATAGAGAATGTTTTTAATGCTGCTACTGAGGTTGGGACGGAATTAGAGTCGTCTGCTTTTACAATAATCTGAGGTGACCAGTCCATTATACAAAATACTTTTTAAGTATTTATGTATGGACTCTTACATACATCTGACTTGTTTGGGTATGCTGCAACCTCTGGGTCTGGATCTAACCACTTGACATACTCTGGATCTTCTATGCAACAATCTAGTTGTGCACCACTGTCAAGGTAATACATGTCTCTGTATAGACGAGTTACCTCGTTGAATTTTTGTATGCGAAAGTCTGGTTTACCATTGATTTCTAGTAAACCTTTTTGCACGAAACGATATGGAAATCTTTCAAGAATTACTTCTGTTTTAGCTGGCGTCATCGTGGTCTCTGAGGTAGTCATAATAATCTAAGTCCGATGGATTTTGTGGAACTACTAATATTTTACCACCGTCAGACTTCTTTACAAATATCGGTGTGCCACTTTCTGCTTTGTCACAGTAGTAGTCTTTGCGATCCTCAAACTCCTGTTCGGTTATCTCAATGATTGAGTCACCTTCCATGTTTCTCCTGTGCTGTAGTTGATAGGTTCATACTTAGTAAAGACATCATCCCAAAGATTTTGTTTGTATCTTTTGGTCTTACCTAACCATTGCACTGGTGGTTCTCCTTGTGAGTTATAGAACCTACAGTCAAAGGGTTTGGATTTGATGCCAAGTCTATTTAATGATTTGGGTTTGTAATGCCATACATCGTAGCATAAAGATATTCTTTCTTGACTGTTGCCAAAAACTCCACGAATATATCTAGGATCAGATACTAAAAATTTACCTTGTTCTGGAATAGAATAGGTAATCTCTCTCGGTGGATAATCAACAAACTCTTCCCAGTAATCACCGTGTGTAGTATCCAATATTGTAGTAGGACATCCATCATTTGTCAAGTAAGTTTGAGTTGACAGTAGAGGATACTTCATAATGCCATATTCAGATCTTCTATAGTCATCATCGTGGTTTGAATGATACGTTATAGTATTGTGCCCTTCCATGTTTTCGATCCACCATTCAAAACCTATCGGTGGATTAATTTGATTCCATGGATTCTCTTGATACCACAAATTGTACTTATCCAGTAGGAAAAAGTCAAAAGAATCTTGTATATATTTTTCTATTATATTTTCTGGTTCATCATGTATNCCAATCCATTTATTAGTTCCTATAGGATGAAGTTTATTCACCTCCTCTGTGAGATGTAAACAAGATATAGAATCAAGGATTGGTTGATAACTTAATACATTCATCTAATAATAACATTGGACATTCTAGTAGTCCTCCTTCTTGGTCTTTCGGTTCCTAATCTAGGAACCTCTGCATCTTCTTTTTGCTCAACTAATGCTATCACATACTTCATGTTCTGTCCACCATAGGTGTTACCACAAACGTAGGTTTGATTCTCACAACCACATGTGTGGTAGTCATGCTCATGTTTAGAACTGATAGTGTTGTTACACTTACTGCAAGTTACTGTTGTCATCGTTTTGTTCTATGTCTACAAATAAAAACATCATGTCATCATCTGATAGATTGTATCCCTCATGGACATAATCCATAACATCATATATTTGAGGTTCACCCTCTTTCCACGAAACTNTTTCCCCTTTCCATACCATGTAACAGCATTTATCGCATGGTATATACAGTGGGATCTGTATTCTTCTATATTTTTTACCGTAAACTGGTGGGTCTTTATGTGCACCCAATTTTGTTCCTGCCTCGAAGAGAGATACCGTTGCTAGTATTATCTCATCTTGGTTTAATATATCTCTGACTCTTTGATCTTTAACAACAGAACATCTTACCCCGCCACCATTTTTGTTCTGTGCTTTTAGCCAGCAGAAATATATATCCTTGTTAGAATAACCAACAGCAGTAGGTGCTCGTCGTAAGGGAAAATCTGTTCTTGCTGCCCACTCATAAAGATATTCTACATCACTTCTTTTCATATCTTAAAGTATTGATTTCTGGATTTGCATCCTCTATCCATTCATGCCACTCCATGTAAAAATCATATGCTTCGTCATACATTTTCTCAAGTAATAAGACTTCGATTCTATCCTGCATCCAGTCGAGCAGGAAGTCTACTTGTTCCTTAATCTCAGGAGATCGGTTGTTCATAGTAGTCCTTTTTCATGTAGCGTCCAAGTATGTTGCTGTTGTAGAATTTTGATTCACCATTGAGTTGTTCACTCAATACATTATTTAGAAATAGTTGTCGAGTCTCTTCATAATTAACCCAACCTTTTGTCACATGTAGTGATATTATTTCTCGTTTAAAATTTGAGTTTCCAAGATGTTTTCTATCTTGATCAAGCTCTTTACTACTGCCATAGTATTTTTTCCAGTCACTTTCAGACTTAACCTTCCTAGACTTACCTCTAGGCTTTCTAAATTGGTAGAAGTATTTACGTCCGATGTATTGCTTCCCAGTCTGGAGATTTGTAATCCTGTAGACAAAACCGAAGAAATTGCCAATATCGTTAGAAGTGAAAGTTGTATCTTTGTAGATCCAAGGGTTCTCATAATCAGTCGGGGTAACCGTCATCGTCATCCCCACTATACCATTGTTCGCCCTCACTGTCAATATAAGAATCTGCGTCAGCATAGACTTCTACTTTCAGTTCAGTTAGTAGATCCTCAAGTTGTGTGATTAACTCTTTGAGTCGAGTCTTCTGCATAAAAAAATGCCCTTAACTACTATATGTAGCAAGGACATATCTTTCAATTAGATGATTAAGAGCAAGGTGATGCCTTACTTCTAACCTTTAGACCACGATACATCAAATCGTGTCTATTACGCTTTTCATTCTCTTCGAGAATCATAGCGGTGTATTCTTCAGTGTCATACTCGACACCACGATAAGTGACTTTTGCCATTGGTTTTCTCCAAAGTAGTAGGGATTTTTGCCCCGTTCCTTCAGTCAACTTCTGCGTCCCATACGGGATGAACGATCCGTTCCGAGTCGGCTTACTTGCGGTCTGAATGTATCAGACTGAACGTATTGTCATGATAACATAACATAATTATTTAGTCAATAGTTCTGTTACAACGGATACATTATTCCTGATAGTACTCTCCTAACTCTGGTTCAATATGTATCCTAACTACTTTTTTTCTTCTGCTTCCTCTTCTTTAGTTTTGTAGTTCCATTCATCTGTATGTCCTACTGACCACCACTTAGGTTCGGTTTCTACTGCATAGTTCTGTGTGCATACTTTAAAGTCAGGTGTCAATAGATTATCATTGTTGACCAAACTATTGTCAAAGAATATAGTTCTGTTGTTAGGTTGTGCAGCAAACTGTCCGTTGTCTAGTGCAATGATATTGAATGTCTTATGCTCTGGGTCATGCTCTGCAAAGTTTACATCTAATACTGATGCGTCAGGATGTGCAGTGTCAATGGTAAACTCATACTCGCCAGGATGCATCTTCTTATCCTTACCAAAGAACTGACATCTACCTAGTATTGGTTTCTGTATGACTGTGATGTTATAGTCAAAACAATCCCATAGTTCTAATACGTCCAGTGGTAATTGATTGTCCTTATCATAGTCTTCTTTCCAGACGAACGCACTGATGGGTAACTTGTCAAACAATGCACCATAGTCAGTCAGTAATGTCTCAAAGTATAATGCTTTTGATTGTATACTCCTTACAGATATCCATAAACCTGGCGTAATTTCACCATGTCCTTTCTGGTGGTCGTAAAGATATTCTTTCTTGACCCACACTTGACGTAAGGGTAGTGGGTGAACTAAGTATGCCATTAATTTTTTATAGAGTACGAGGGTGGAATGTGATGATCATTCCAGTGCCGAATGTTTCCACCAACAATGAAACAGTTGGTGATGATGAGTTGGAGAAAGATAAAGGTTCTGATAATTGCAATGTAATCTGCTTCCCTGTCGGTCTTGCCAGATTTGTCACCTAGTGCCTTCGCCCATATTCTCCATATCTTACTCATACGTTTGGAAAAATTCTTTCATGGATGTTTGATATCCTGACTCACGATACGGTGGTTCTTTGATACCTTTCATCCTTTTATAATCTTGATGCATTGCACCAAGCAACCATGCCTGACTCAGACCTTGAGGTCCTTCCTTCAGCAAGTTGATTTGATATTTAGAGAGATGACCTTTCATCCCTAGGTATTCTTTTCTCCAATTCATCCGCCCGCCATGTCATTGTAGTCGATGTCTTCTGCATCAATAATTGCTTTCATCATCTCTTCTATATCAGAGTGAGAGTCCTGCGAAGGTGTCTTGTGTGACGTCTTGCTTGATTCCTCCGATGACGTAGGATTCAATTTCTGTTTCTTGTGGTGCATTTTGTTGACCCTTAGAATTTAACCAGTATTGTGTCCATGGTAGTGGATTGTTTCTAGGTCCTATATCATAGATAGGATCTAGTCCGATTGCTTTCATTCTACGATTAGCAGTAAACTCAACATACTGTGCGAGTAGTTTCTCATTCAGTCCTATCATAGAACCATTCTGGAATAGATATTCTGCCCACGCTTTCTCTTCGTTTACAGCGTTCTTAAACATGTTGATCACATTAGGTTTCTCTTCCTCTGCGATCTTCACCATCTCTTCGTCGTCTCCGTCTTGCCACTTTTTGATGATCTGTTGAGTAAGGACAAGATGCTGGCTTTCATCTCTGGCGATAAGAGAGATAATCTTAGCGGATCCCTCCATAATTTTGAGTTCACCAAACGCAAACGAGCAAGCGAAGGAGACATAGAACCTAATGCCTTCAAGAATGTTGACGTTGAGGACTGCTCNGTAGAGTTTCCTTTTGATTTCTTTCCTGTCATAAGTTCCTGCGGGGTGTCCTTCTGCTGCAAATTTCCATANGTTTCCAGAATCATATTCATGTTCTGAGTTTATGAGATCATCATATGCTGCAGTAACTGANTCTGCACGTTGCATGATCTTNGGGTCATCGAGAACTGTATCAAATACCTCTGCAGGATCTGGATACACGTTCTTAATAATGTATGTATATGATCTGCTATGGATCATCTCCATCAACTGCCATACGTTCATAGCAGACTCTAGTTCTGGTAAAGAACAGTAAGGCATGAATGCCATGCCAGGACCTCTACCTTGTACAGAGTCAAGCATGATCTGATACTTCAGATTAGAAGTATAGATATGTTTCTGCTCAGGTGTAAGTGTCTTATAGTCAGACCTATCTTTCTGTAGTGAGACCTCTTCTGGTCTCCAGAAATAACCTAGTTGTTGGTTAGTTAGTTTGTCGAATACAGGATACTTGAACTCGTCGTATCTCTGCATTCCTAATGGTTGACCAAAGAACATTGGTTGTTTCTTTGTGTCTACATGGTTTTTGTTGAAAACCGTCACTCCTGTCATGTTGTTAACTGTCCATTCTTCTTTTGTCATATCGTGCAAGACTCACACTCTTCTTCGTTTGAATTTTCTATACTATTAACTAGAGATTCTAGTGTGGAAACTTTTGTTTCCTCAACATTGTCATGCCAACCTACTGAGTGTGATGGTTCATCAACATCAGTCTTCGCGTCATAAGTGTTTTGATAGTAAGAAGTTTTCCAACCGTATTTGTATGTGTCTATGAGATCCTTTATCATTACTGACATAGGAACGTCACCGTTTGGATAGTTCTCTGGGTTATACGACCAGTTACCACTGATTGCTTGGTCTAAGAATTTCTGTATAACTGCAGTCACTTTGATGTAACCGCTGTTATCCTTCATGTCCCACAGCAATGTGTAGTTGTTTTTCAGATGTGGAAAACCTGGTACGATCTGTTTAAGAGGTCCTTTCTTTGATTTCTTAACGGACAAGAAATCTCTAGGAGGTTCAATTCCATTGGTTGCGTTTGACACAACAGAACTACTCTCCGAAGGCATCTGTGCAGACAAGGTGCTATGCCTCAATCCGTGTTGTAAAATAGATGTCCTAAGACTATGCCAATCATAGTTTAATACATTAGGCACTAATTCGTCAACCTCTTTTTTGTATGTGTCTATTGGCAACACACCGTCTGAATATTTAGTACGAGAGAATCCTTCACATGCACCACGTTCTTTTGCTAATTGATTAGATGCTTTTAGTAGGTGATACTGGAATGATTCTGTCAAGTCATGGACTGCTTTCCATGCTTCTGGGTCATCATACTTGAGTCCATTCTTAGCAAGGTAATGTGCTAGACCAATGTATCCTATACCTAATGACCTACGTGCTATTGTGCTACGTTCTGCTGCCTTGACAGGATACTGCATGTAGTCTATGAGTTCCTCTAGTGCACGAACTGCTAGGTCACATAACTGATCCATCTGATCTAGTTGTGTAATCTTTCCTACGTTGATTGCAGATAGAATACACAATGCTATCTCTCCACCACCATCATCTATGTGATTGATAGGATCTGTTGGTAGTGTAATCTCTTGACATAGGTTACTCATATTAACCTTGTCCTTAAATGAACTATGTGTATTGCAGTGGTCGATGTTCATGATATAGATACGACCAGTCTCTGCTCTCTCTTTTAACAGTGCGAAGAATAACTCTTGACCACCTATAGTTTTTCTAGGTATAGATTCGTCCTTCTCATACTGTAAGTATAGTTCATCAAATTTTCCTGTACCAAAACTATCATACAACCTTGGTACATCATGAGGAGAGAACAAACTAATTGGTTGGTTCTGCATGAACCTTGCATAGAATAGTTTTGAGATCTGAATACTATAGTCTAGTTTTCTTACTCTGTTATCTTCTGTTCCTTTGTTGTTCTTAAGAACAAGTATATCTTCTATNTCTTGGTGCCAGATGGGGAAGTGGACAGTTGCTGATCCACCACGGATGCCATTTTGAGTGCAGCATCTGACAGTGCTTTCAAACTTTTTGAGGAAAGGGATAACGCCTGTGTGCTGCACTTCCCCGCCCCTGATCTTACTGTTGATCCCACGGATCCTACCTGCGTTAATACCGATTCCCGCCCTTTGTGCAATATAGTAGCCAATAGCCATATCACTGCTAAAGATGCTATCGAGGGTGTCATCAACATCAACCAGAACACAACTAGCAAATTGTCTAAGGGGTGTTCTGACCCCCGCCATGACTGGCGTTGGGATGTTGATTTGGTGCTTGCTGATTGCGTTGTAGTATCTTCTGACATAATCGAGTCTTTTATCTTGTGAATAATCTTGGAATAATGTAAGTGCGATCATTATATACATCTGCTGTGGTGTCTCATACAGTTCACCACTGCTTCTGTCTTGGACAAGATACTTGTCTACGACCTGACGTAACCCTGCGTAACTAAACAGGTAGTCACGACCATAATCTATGAAACTATCTATCTGTTTCCACTCATCTTCTGTATATTTCTTAATAATTGTCTTGTCATATATCTCTAGGTCTGCACACTTATGAACATGATCTAGCAGATATGGATGATCTTCATAGTGATTGTTTAATTGCTTACGTAATCCAAACAATAGTAATCTAGATGCAACGTATTGGTAATTAGGATTCTCTAATGAGATAAGATCTGATGCAGACTTGATTAGTATGTCTTGTATCTCTTTACTCTTTATACCATCAAAAAATTGTAGACCACT